ATATCATCATCCAACGGCATACGGCGGCACTACAAACTGTGGTGCTACTTTTGCTTGTTCTGCAAGTTGGACATGTGATACTTCTTCCTCAAGAAATTATTTACAAAGCTCTAACGCAATACCGTTTGGTACATATAGTGCATGTAAAGCTAATGCTATTCATACTGAAGACTCTGGAGGAGCGTTCTCGGCTGAACAATCAGGACACGGTCCTTGGAACCAAGTACAAGTTAAAGGAAGTATTCATAGAGCACCTCATATGGGGCATCCATTCTCACCAGGATGTTGGAATTCAAGTAGAATGTGTGGATGCTATGAATCTACAGGATGTATACCTAGAGTTCCACCTGGACAAGGTGCTACTCATGCATTAGGTTGTCCTGGTGTGCGAGCAGTTGGAATGCGTGGCGGCCTAGGATATGTAAGAATAACATTTAAAGCAACCACACCATAAGAATTTAGGAAAAAGAAAATGGCAAAATTATCAACTTTATTAGGCGCAAAAGAAGCTATAGCAGGGGATGTCACTGAAACCAATTTAGAAAGTGGTAGAATATGGGGCTACGATCCAGCTAACTTTGGCGAATTTGCTACAGGTGGACGCTGGTTTGGTTGCCAACTTACTGATAATGATCAGAAAGTAGCAACTGTTGAAGTTGAAGCTTGGGGTCCTGGAGGACGCGGCAGTGCATGTCTATGCTGTTGTGGTGGTGGCGTAGGCGGAAACCCAGGTGCTTATATAAAATTTACTGCTAAAACAACACGTTTTGGTTGGATGTGCTTTACTGGTATGAGATCCTGTAACAGCGGTGGCAACTGTATGTGTGGTGGCTGCGGAACTTCAACTTGTATTCAGATTTGTCCTCGTTGTACAAGCGGAACATGTTCTGATTTTGGATGTGCTTGTGTATGTGTACAACCTGGCGAAAGTGGTTCGTCTTTTTGTCATAATGGCGGCTCAATGATGTGTTGCTTAGGTCAAATAGGTTTTTGTATTACGCCAGGCTTTTCGCCCTGGGCTGGAGCCGGTAGTGTTAGCACAGGTTGCGGATATGTTTGTAATATGGGTAATGGTTCTGGGCCTACTTTAAATTTTGCAGCCTCCGATCACGGATTGCCTCATGCATATTACTCAGACGCTTCAGGTAAAGGTGCTGTTTCAGGAGTTACTTGCTGTGATCCAGGACTTGATAGAGTAGCATGTATCTTTTATGGACATTGCAACTCTTGTTGCTGGCAATGCTTTACACAATTTCTTAAATCTAACGTAAACAGATATTCCACCGATGGAGCAGAATTACGGCTGGGTCATCGATTTGGTAATTCTGTTTCTTATTATGGAGATGCAATGCATACTGCAATGATGGTTCAACAAGGACTTACTAGATCCCCAGGACACTTTCCATGGACTGCTTGTTGGGGACCAATGGGCTTGTGTCAGTGTTATGAATGGTCAGGGTGTATTCCTTGGATGGCTCCAACCTTACCAGCGCCTGCTTCGTTTGCCTGCTCTGGTGTTAGAACACATGGATACACAGGTGGATTTGGGGTAGTAAGAATTAAATATTATGGAGGTTAATCCATAATTAATATATAATATGATTTAAAAAGACTAAATAACTAAGGAAGAAAGAAAATGCCAGCAAAGAAAAAATTTACATTTAACCTGCCAGATGAACCTTGGATTCAGACACGCAATAAAAATTTAACAGTAGACTTGATTTATAAGGGAGCGCGATATCATGTTTTTAGTGTAGATAATGCTACTAAAAAAGTATGGGCAGTAGAATGGTCAGGCGATGACAAAGCACAAGGCGGAGATCCTGCAGACTTTGTTCATGAAGGTCATAGTTTTTATCTATTAGCTTCAAATGAAGACCCTGCGGCTGCTGCTTATTTGACCGGGGATGATTGGGTTGTTACACCAATTCCAGATTATGTAGCTGAGATTCCAAATCATCCAGATGACGATGACGGAAATCCAGTTGAAAACGACGATTATGAATATACGTATCCAACAACCGGAGTAGTTCAACATTGTTATAAACATGCAGAGGGTTTTGTTTATGATGCAGATACAAATACATTTACATATCCCGACTATGCTGATCATAGTGAAGTAGTTTCAAAAGAAGAACTTTTTAAAGGTTTTAATGAAATTTGCATGAATATTGAAGCAGCATTAGCTGATCCGGATAAAGATTTAGATCCAGAAGATAAAGTAGAACTAGAAGCTCATTGCAAATGGCTCAAAGCTGCACCTACAGTATTTGCAGATGTTGATACTTGGAAAATACCTTATCCACAAATTCCATCTTTTGAATAAATAATTTCAAAAACATATAACGCCCTTAATCTTATCTATAAGTAGTTATAACTACTTACACTAAGGGGAAATAGATGAGATCAAGGGCTTTTTTTGTGAATGGAGGTTATGGTAGAACTGTCTGTTCTATTCCCGCATTCGAAGCATATGAAAAGGAATCAGATGATTCTGACTTTATTATAGTTTGTGAAGGAGGTACTGATGCATTCAAGGGACATCCTTTGTTGGATGATCGAACATATGACAATTGGCATAAAAATTTATTTAAAGAAAAACTTGTAAATAGAGATATTATTACTACCGAACCTTATCGAATATGGGAATATTATAATCAAAAATGTAATTTAACACAAGGTTTTGATATACAAATTAATAATAAAGGAATTAGAAACCTTCCTAAACCTAAAATGTATCTTTCAAAAGAAGAATTGTTAGTTGGTAGACAATTAATTAATCAAGTAAAAGAAAAAGTAAAAAAAGAAAAAATTATTATTATCCAGCCCTTCGGAAGGGGAATTCAGCATATAGATAATTCTTTTGTAGATAATACCGGCCGTAGTATTGAATTTAAAGATTTCAAAACATTAATTAAAAAATTACAAGAACACGATTTTGGAGTAATAGTTATGGCTGAAATGGGTTTTGATTTTTCTAAAGATAATTTCAAAGATGAAGTTGCTATGCCAGAAAGTGTTTCATTACGACACTGGACTGCTGCTATTAAATTTGCTAATCATTTTATAGGTTGTGACAGCGTAGGACAACATTTATCATATATAGTTGAGACACCTACAACCGTTATTGTTGGACCTACTTTCCCTATAAATATATCTTATCCAGATTGCGATTTCTTTAATATTGTTGATTTAGGAATGAAAGGTAGAGTATACGATCCTATTAGAATTATGCCAGATGAAGCTACTGCTAGACATAATGAAAATTTAATGACAATGACTTCTGATATTCAAGATTATGTTGTTGATAGAGTATTAGGAAAACCGGAAGACGACGATGCCGAATAAGCCTGTATGGATTGCTGGAATTGCTAGAGGTCACAATGCAGGAATCTGTCTACTTAAAGATGGTGAAATTGTTTTTTCTATCGAAGAAGAACGATTTACACGGACTAAGTATGATGGAGGTCCACTTGCTTCTATAGTTAAAGTTTTAGAGTATACTGATAAACTAGATTATCTTGTTGTAGCACATACTACTAGTCTTAGTCAAGCCAATGGAGCAATAGAATTTACAGGCGAGAATGTATATACAGGCTTAGCTAGCAAACTAGGATTAATAGATCGAAAAAAGGATTTACAGAATCATCCGCAAGTTGTAGATTTAAGTCATGTACATCATAAATTGCATGCTGCTTGTGCTTTTTATCGATCAGGATTTGAATCTGCTATTGGAATAGTAGTTGATGGTGCAGGAACATTTATACCATTATCCATTGGAGGCGACGACACAATGGCTTTTGAAACTGAAACAATATTTGAATGTTCTTATCCTGGAAATTTTAAAACTTTATTAAGACACTTAGGAACTAGGGGTCCTCATCAAGGAGGAATAGTTTTAACACCTGACGGCGAAACTGATCATAAATTTCCAACAATAGTATCTGATCGAGCTGGAATTACAAAAGTCTATGAAGCTGTAACGCAATATTGTGGGTTTCAAGCCATTGAAGCAGGAAAAACTATGGGTTTATTTCCTTATGGAGTACCTAACGATAATATTCCTACGTTGTTTGATAAGGATGTAATAACACCGTTTCCTTTATCAAATAGAAATTTAATAATTCCTACATATCCAAATGCAGCTTGGATAAATGACGAGATGTATTCAGAATTAAACGAAAAACAACCAGTTTATAGTCGTGTCCCTCAAGAACAACATCAATTATACGGTACTGCATCAGCAATAACAAGTGGTGGGTCTGAAGATTTAACAGACGCAACAATCAAAAGTAGCACACAACACAATGACGGTGGACAACAGCTGGGTGAAATTGATGTAACTTTATTACAAAATCGAAGAGATTTAGCATATGCATGTCAAATACAAACTCAAGAACAGGTAGCTAACATTATTAGATATGCATTTGAAACAACTAAACAAAAAAATATTGTAATTAGTGGAGGTTATGGTTTAAATTGTGTTGCTAATTATTATTATTTGGATGCATTAAAGGATTTAGATTTAAACATTTATGTAGAACCTGTTTCAAATGATGCTGGAACTGCAATGGGAGCAGCTTTTCTTTTTCATAAAACTTTAACAAACGATCATGTACCAATGCCTCGGCAAAATATTTTATTCTTAGGACCTAAGTATAAATTTAATACACAACAACTTAAATCTATAGCTAAAGAATATAATGCAGATACCGAAACATGTACTAATGAAAAAATTATAGAATTAATTACTTCAAAAAATATTGTTGCAATTTTTCAAGGCCGAAGTGAAAATGGTCCACGAGCATTGGGGAATCGAAGTCTTATATTTGATCCTACATTTAAGGATGGAAAAGAACATGTTAATCAAGTAAAACATAGAGAATATTTCCGCCCCTTTGCTGGATCAATTTTAGAAGACGATGTACATGAATGGTTTGATTTACGAGGTATGGAATCATCACCTACTATGATGTATGCTGTAAATTGTAAAGAAGGCGTTGCTGAAAAAATTCCTTCAATTATTCATGTTGATGGAACTTGTCGCATTCAAACAGTTAATAGAGAACAAAATAGTTTATACTACGATATAATAAAATGCTTTAAAGATAAAACAGGCATTCCTATTATTTTTAATACTAGCTTTAATTTAGGAGGAGAACCTTTAGTAGAAACATTACAAGATGCACTCCGAACACTTCGTGATAGTGATCTTGAATATTTATACTTACCTGAATACGAATTTCTATTTACGGTAAAGAACGAATAAATATGTTATAATGTTTAATTTGACTAAATTTTTTAACAAAGGTCTTAAAGATAGTGTTTTATTCTTATCAAATGGTGCAATATCTCACAATGGCCCATGGAAACAAATCTATGCAAATACCCTTGTAGATAGGTTTTATGTTGGAGACTTTTCTGCTGCAGAATATACTATTTCAGTAGACTTTGATAACGATAACAAAGAATTAATTAAATTATTAGTAACTGCTAGTATAAGTGAAGCTAGTATTATTATATACGCTCGAAACAATCTAGGTACAGATCTTGTAGAATTAAGTGCTTCTGTCAACGAAAGCTATGTTGATATTATAGCAAATCCTACAGCCGGTAAAGACGGTTCTAAAATTATATACACTGTACAGTATTTCCAAAATCAAAATCCACTAATACTCTAATCCTCTAACATCTATAATATGATAAATATGTTTATTAAGAGGATTATGATATTATGGCTACAGTTACAAATACTGCGTTAAAATCAAAATATGGGTTTTCAAGTAATGGGTTTTCTGTAGATGTAAATGGTAATATAACAGCTAGAACATTAGTACAAACAGGTGCTGATATTGATCCTGGGCAACCCGCAGATTTTACAGTAGCCGAAAACGGAGGAGGCACAGCTTGGACTTTAGCTCCTTCTGTAGGAGAAAATCCTACAATAGCATTGTCTAGAGGTACATCTTATATAATAGATCTATCATTAACTACGACAGCATTTTATATATATGATTCTACTCCAGCTCAATATTCTACTGGTTTAACACATTCTACTGGAGTTTCAGGAACAGATGCACAAGGATTAAGTACAGGAAGAATGGTTTTTTCTATAGCAACAACTGCTCCTGATACATTAACTTATAGAAATTTATCAGGAACTATTTCAGGTTTAATTAATGTAATAGACCCTGCAGGACGATTTGATACTTTAACAGTAAATGGTTCAACAATTTCTACAGATACTATTACAGGAGCATTAACAGTTGCTGGTGGTGTAGGATTTGGAAGCAATTTAAATTTAGGTACTAATTTAAATTTAGGAGGTGATGTTACTGCAACAGGAAACATTATTTCTCCAAAAATATATCATGATTCTATTTTAACTGTTGAAGGAGAAACTTCAATAGCTATTAAAATAGCAGACACATCTGTAGGTACAGTACTTTCAACTGGATTGAGTATTCCTATAAATAATAGTAATATAAACAGTACTGTTATAGGAGACGTAACACCTTCTACCGCAAGTTTTACTTCTACTACAATTTCAGACGCTCCGACTACATTAACGTCAGGAACGAATAAGAAATATGTAGATGAAACTGCTACAGCATTATCAATAGCATTTGGATTTTAAATAATATGGCAAAAAAACAATTAAAAGACTACGTATTTAGACCAGGCGTCGGAGCAACTTCTTATGTTTATCCAGATGGTTATAGCTTATTAAATAGCAACAAAGAATTTATACAAAAAGAATCTTCAGCCTGGATAGCAACACAAGTTGCTGCTGCAAATACATACTCTTATGCAGAAACAGTATTAACAGCAAATAAAAATTTTATAGCAGACGAAGCAGTAGCTTGGTTTGACGCTAATAACCCTGGTATACATAATGATACACGTCATGAAAAATGCGAACGTGATACGAAATATAATATTGATGCAATTGTAGCAGATCTTCATACTGGAGGTAATTCAGAAACTATTGCTACAGTAAAAAAGTATTGGGAAGGTGCTAGTTCTCAATTAGGCGCAGGGGAAGTAACATATGCCTTGTCTGTGAATAACAAAGTAGAAGAAATTATTAATGATTATGTTCTTACTAATAAAGCATATACAACTGGTCAATCAGGTCACGGATTAGCAGCTTCAGATACTGTAAACTTATTTGGTATTAAAACTAATTGTCAATTTGGAGATAAAGTTTATCCTCAAATTCCATTTTCAGGAATGTTTAGGATAACTAAAGTACCTGATGCTAATACTGTAGAATTTTTCCTACCAACTAGTGAAATAGATCATGTTTATGTTGCTGGCGGGCAAATATTCTTAGCAGCTCCTACAAATGTAGGCGGTGCAACAAATATTAGTACTTTTGAATTTGATAATACAACAGGTCTTACTACTATAGGATCAAATGTACATGGTTTAGCAGTAGGTGATGCAGTTCAACTAGAAAATATTACAGTTTCTTGTCTTTACGGAAGTAAAGTTTATCCAGATACCTCAACTACTTCTGGTATATTTGTAGTTTATGATGTAATTGATAACGATACATTTGTTATTGGAATGGACAAAAGTAAAATTGTACATACCTATGTTAGTGGTGGCACAGTACAAAAAGTTAACGTACCCGTAAGTGGTGCTGTTAATATAACTGGCTTTATATTTGATCGGGTTCAAGGCATAGGTAGAATTACAGCAGCAGCTCATGGTAGAACTGTAGGAGATATGATTGAAGTCGAAAATGTTAACTTTACTTGTTCTTTAGGAGCAAAAACATATCCAGTAACTTCAAACACTACAGCATTTACTGTTAGATCACAAAACTTGTCCACAACAACATTTGAAGTAGATATTGGAACAAGTGGTGTTACTCAAACTTATGTTAGTGGTGGCATTGTAGTTAAATCAGGAGGGGCTAGATTGCCAGTTTCTGATTTTAATTATAATACTGTAACAGGTATTGCTACAATTACTACAGCAACAAGCCAAACAATTAATGCAAATACTGTATCAGCTGCAACATATACACCTGCAACAGGTGTAATGGTGTTAACTATTGGAGCACACAGTTATGAATTAAATGACTATATTATGATTGCTCCAGAAAGTTTAACTTTTACTTGCGATCTAGATAGCCACGCTACTCAACATAGCTATCCACGGGCAACTGGTTCATCTGCACCTGGTGGGAAGGATTATGCTTATAATACACCTGTTAAAATTACAGCCACAGGAGCAACAACAATTACTGTAAATGTTGGTATATCAAGTGATACATCTACACATACATTTGTAAGTGCTACTGCTGGTGGTATATCAGAAAGCGATTCTAATAGTGCAGCAGATAGAGTAAAGTATCTAATAGGAATTATTAATGATGTTACTGAAAATGGCTTAGACGCTATTCCTACAGGTCAAATTTATAGTGTATCGGCTGCAACATATACACCTACAACAGGATCTATGCAATTAACTATTGGGTCACACGGTTATCAAATTGGTGACACTATTAGGATTGCTACAGAAAGTTTAACATTCACTTGTGCCAAAGATGGCCACGGTACTCAACATAGCTATCCAAGAGCTTCTGGAAGTACCGCACCAAGTGGAGCTGACTATGCCTATAATTCACTAGTGTTTATTACAGCCATTGGAGCAGCAACTATTACTGTAGATGTAGGTATATCAAGTGATACATCAACACATACATTTGTAAGTGCCACTGCTGGTTGTATAACATCACCTCCCGCAACTAATAGTGTATCAGCTGCAACATATACACCAGCAACAGGAGAAATGCAGTTAACTATTGGAACACACAGTTACACAGTTGGTAGCTCTATTAGAATTGCTCCAGCAAGTTTAACTTTTACTTGTGCTTTAGATAGTCATGCTAGTAATCATACATATCCAAGAGCAACAGGTTCATCCGCGCCAGGTGGAAAGGATTATGCATATAATGCGCCGCTTGAAATTTCAGTAGTAAATGGCGATACAATTACTGTAAATGTTGGTATATCAAGTGATACATCAGTACATACATTTGTAAGTGCTACTGCTAATTGTATAACAAGCGATTCGTCTGCTTGGTCAAATTTTAGTTATGTTGTTGCTACATGTGAACGAGATGTAGGATATCTTCTTGATGCATACTTATATGATTTACGATATGGAGGTACTGCCGAAACATGTAAAATTATAGGATTTTATTGGGACGAAGAAGTAGCCCAAATAGATGGCAACCGTCTACCAGAAATTAATACTCATGAATTTATACGAGATCTTATTAATAATTATGTTCTTACTAATACAGCATATTCAACAACTCAATCAACTGCGTCTCAAGTTATTGATCTTTCAAAAACTACAGAAGCCAATGTAACTTCTCGAATTACTTCTTTAACAGGAATTGTAATTGACGTTATCACAAATGGGTTAACTGCATTACCAGGAATAACACCAACAGGTGTAGGCACAATACGAATTCAAGGACGTTGGGATCAAGACAACCTTTTATTAATTACTAATACTACAGATAATATCACAATTTATAATTTTGTTACTCCTGAATTAGGTGGAATCTGTAGTTATAAAGCGGGTGGGGATGATACAGATTTTCCAAGATATTTACAAGTTACAGATACTATAACTACAATAACACTTAATACAGATACATCTACACAAGCAGGAACAGACGATTTACAAATCTTTGTAGAAGAAGAAAAAGAAAGTGCAATCAAAACAGACGCTATTGAACGTGATCGCGTATCAACAGCGTTAGCTATGCTTGATGCTGACTTTGAATATGGCCTACAGCCTACTAAATGGAGTGCTATTGGAGTATTAAGAGGTTATCCTAGCATATATGAAATACCAGGCACTAATACAGAAGTTTATAATATAACATCTGATGCAAGTTCGGGAACAGGCGGTGTTGGACAAAGTTTAGTTACTGTAACAACACAAGGTCCTCATGGATTTATAGAAACAGATCCTGTTACTGTTAAAGCATTAGAAAATTCAGTTGCAGGTGCATCTAGAGCAGAAGGGTCTTTTGTAATAACTACTGTTCCTACATCAACTTCATTTACATATTATTCTAAAGCAAAAGTAGGTACTAGTAATGGCGATGTCTTATTAACTTCTTATACACAATTAAGAAAAGCAGCATTTTATACAGGAGCATCAATTGGAAGTCCAACTTTTTCAGTAGCAACCCAAGGTAGTGGTGGAACAATGACTGTAGAATTAGATGTTCCTTCTGGTAATACAATAATTCCTTATGATGGGCAAACTCCAGGAACAGGTTCTCCATTAGTTAGTGCAAGTATTCCAACAGGTTCACAAGTAACAGGATCTATAGAACAATCAGCAGGTGGCGGAACATATTTAACTCCAGAAATATCAGGAGATTATATATCAGGAACATCTTCTATAACATTTGTTGATTCAACTGGTATATTAGTAAACCTAGGAGCTGATTCAGGAAACGGAACAGTTACATATGTCGAAACTGTTAATCATCCTAGCAATACTATTACTCTTACATCACCATTAACTAGTTCTTTAATAGGAAATACTACTGTATATTCTAGTATTACAGGAACTAACGTAGCACCTATTGGTACAAATGTTGAAGTTAGTATTGATAATACAGCAACAACTTATTCTGTTACAGGCATTACTACCCCAGGTAATGACTATTCTGTAGGTGATAATTTACAGATACCAGGTACTGCATTAGGTGGCATTAACGTTGTTAATGATTTAAAATTAAGAGTTGCAACTCTTACAGGGGCGAGCGGGGGAATAGCTTCTTTAGATGTTATTACACCAAATACAGGATTTAATGGCACTCATACTTTTACTGATGTACCAGCAGCAAATGTAGGCGGTAGTGGTACTGGCGCTGTTTTTGATGTAGTGTACGAAGATACTGTTTTTACTTCTGTAACACTAGCAGCAAGTTCTGTTGATGTTAACTTTACAGTTAATGATAGACTTGTTATTACAGGAACAACATTAAGTACTGCTGGTGTAGATCTTGTAAATGATTTAGTTATACTTGTTACAGGTGTAGGTGGTGGCGGTGATATAACTGGTTTTACTTTTAGTGGTCTTGCTCCTCATGCACAACAAATATATAATAATCCACAATGGACAACATCGGGCGGCGGCAGCCAAATTCTTTTCGAAGTAACAAGAACAGGCCAAGGCGATAGTGCTGGCAGTTCAATTGGAATATATTCACTTCAATTTACAGATTATGGAACAGGCTTTGCTAATTCAGATACAATTGATATAGCAGGTGTAGAATTAGGAGGCGATTCTTCTGCTACTTATGATTTAGAAATTACAGTTACTGGTGTTGATGGATCAGGAACAATTACAGCATATTCCCCTGTAGGTCTTGCTGTTAATACCGATACAAAATTAAATATTAATGCTAATGCATTAATTGGATCGGGAGTTGAATTTACTGTTGATATAGCTGGGGGGAATTATACTGTTACAGGGCCATTTACTCCAAATGGAGGTGTTGGTTACGGTGTTGGTCAAGAACTTCTCATAGCAGGAAATTTATTATTAGGAACATCTCCAGCAAATGATTTAACAATAACTGTTACAAGTGTTGTTGCTGACGATTCCACTGGACGCGGCGAAGTCCTTACTTATACTAGTGCAGGATCTGCTGTAACAAACACTGGTTCATTTACAGGTATTCAACCAAGTACTGTAGCTGGAAGTGGAAGCGGCGCATTATTTCAAATTACTAGAACCAATACTGTATATTCAATTACTGCATATGAAAATTCAACAGGTTATACAATAGGTGATAGGTTATCAATTGCAGGTACTTTATTAGGAGGTGGTACTCCTGCTCACGATTTAATTCTGCGAGTAACTAGTGTAGCTGGCGGAAATGTAATTGATGGAGCAACAATAGAATCTGGTGTCGGTACGCCAGGAAGTATCTTTGATCTTATATGTACTTTTACAATGACAGAAGCATCAAGTAGTATATTAGTAAAAGGTGCTAGTGTTGTATTTGAAGCATTAGCTTCCATCACAATAGATTTTCCATATGCTCATGGCTTAGTTCCAGGCAGTAGTTTTATTACTACTATTACATCCGATGATGCTTCTAACAATCATACTCTTGCAGCCGGTTCTACAAGAGCAACAAATATTCCAACTGAAAAACAATTAACATATCAAGCTAGATCGGGTGGCGTAATAGATGTATCAGGAGGTGATATTATTGGATACGTATATCCAAGACCAGATTCATTCTTTGTACATAGACCGTTTGATGGAGGAGTAATGTTAGGAACAGGTGGTCCCCAACATGCTGCTCAAGCCATTCGTCAAAGTAAAAAATATCTTAGATATCAATCAGGTAAAGGTGTTATGTATACTACTGGTGCAATGTTTGCACCAAGTTATGAATTAAAATCTGTAACAGCAGACAGCCTCGAAGTTAATGCATTGATTACCGTAGTTACAGATGATAACGATCACGGAGTACAAATAGGTGGTATAATAAGACTTAAAGGTATTGACACTCCTGGATATAATTCAGGTCCAGAAACTGCTACTCCTCCTGAATTTGATTATGAAGTAGTTAATGTTACAGATGAAAGAACATTTAAAATTAGAGCACAACGCAGATTGGGAGCAGTTGAAGCTGTGTTTGGTTTTAATGCTCAAATGAGTGTAGTACATTGGCATGGTTCTACTGTCCGAGCAGGAACATATGATGATCAAAATGGAACTTTTTGGGAATATGATGGAACACAACTTTGTGTTGTACAAAGAACTGGCACATTCCAATTAGCAGGAACTGTTGCTGTAAATGCAGACTCTAATTATGTAACAGGTGTAGGTACAAGATTTATAGATCAATTAGCAACTGGTGATAGAATTATTATTAAAGGAATGACGCACGTTGTTACTCATGTTAAAAATCAAACAGCAATGTGTATTAATCCAGACTTTAGGGGTGTAGTAAATGTAACAGGCGCAAAAGCAATGCGAGTTACTGATAAAAGAATTAAACAAAAAGATTTTAACTTAGATACCTTTGACGGCAAAGGCGCTAGTGGTTTTGAATTAGATCCTGCAAGAATGCAAATGATTGGAATACAGTGGGCCTGGTATGGTGCAGGTAGAATTGATTTTTGGGCCAGAAAAGCAAGTGGTAAAATGGTTTCTGCTCATGGTATACGTGGGTCAAATATAAACACAGAAGCATATATGCGTTCAGGTAACTTACCAGTTCGATATGAAGTAACAAATGAAGGACCTCCAGGGAAACTTTCTGAAGCAATAGATGCTTCGCAAACTACTATTAAAATAGAAGATGCTAGCTTCTTTCCTACATCGGGTGTTTTATATATAGACAACGAGATAATTTCTTATGATGGAGTATTTGAAAATTCATTATTAAACTGTGTAAGAGGTGCTACATATACAAATTTCCAAGCTGGTGCTAGTCGGAGTTATACTGCGGCAGCAGCTACTACTCATTCAAATAAAACAGGAATAGTTTTAATATCTAATACTATTACACCGTTAATTAGTCACTGGGGTTCATCTTACTTAATGGACGGCGGCTTTGATTTTGATCGCGGTTATATCTTTTCATACGCTGAAACAAATATATCAGTAACAACTGTTAAACAAACAGCATTTCTATTAAGACTTTCTCCTAGTGTATCAAATGCAATTGTTGGTGACTTGGGTGAAAGAGAGTTACTTAATCGTGCGCAGTTATTACTATATGGTATTGAGGTTACTTCTGATACTGGAACAGGTGGGTTTATTATTGAAGGTGTTATTAACCCTCAAAACTATCCTATCAACCCAGTAGACATTGGTTGGTCAACTTTATCAGGACTTGCCCAAGGCGGACAACCTAGTTTTGCACAAGTAGCTTCTGGTGGTTCAGTAGTATGGAGCACAGGTGCTACTCCAACAACTTCAACAGCAACAGCAGTTGCAACTGTTACAGGAGTTTTAGATTCGGGTCAATATACAAACTGGAATGGATCATATTATGTATATGTAAGTGCTACTGACTATCGGACTACTTTTGGAAGTAATAGTTTAGATATTGTATTAGGTAAAAGCATATCTGGTTCAGGTATACAAACAGGTACTATCATTGATGGTGGATATATTTCAGATTATGATAATTATGGTTACTTTTATCTTAACTTAAGAACAACAGCACAGGTTGCACAAAATACAGCTTCAGCTTTTACTGTTACTAACAATCCAGCACTTACAAATGCTAACAAAGCATTCTTTGATACTACTTCGTTCTTAGCTAGTGGAGCAGCAGGTGGTACTGCTGTAACAAATGGCGGCAGTGTAACTTTCCCCCCATCTACTTTTGTTAATACTATATCACTTAAAGAATGGGCTGGTACTGAATATTATGAAGTAACATTTAATAATGCATTTAGTGGTACGCTTGCTAATGGATCTGGAACAGTAGAATTTACATTTGAACAACCTCCATATGCACTACCAGGAGAAACTGTATTTTCATTTATTGCTGTTCCAGGCGAACGTTCTACATTAGACTTAGCAGAGATGAAAGAATTAACAAATACTCCTATAGGAGGTCGTGGAACATTTCCAAATGGACCTGACGTGCTTGCAATTAACATTTATAAAATTTCAGGTGCGGCAGTTACAGCTAATATTGTTCTTAAATGGGGTGAAGCTCAGGCTTAATTATTTTGCATCCATTTTGCAAAAGAACTTAAATCATCAAATATTTTAGTTTGCTTTTTTATTTTTTGATACGTATGTCTTTTTAATTTTTCTTCAGTTTCGTTTCCGTAACCTGTTCGAACAAGAATAGGTTTAGCACCTATTTTTATTGCAGCTTTTAAATCTGTAAGTTTATCTCCTACATAATATCCCTTATTAAATTTAATATTAGGATTTTCTTTTTCACAACGTTTAAACATACCAACATTAGGTTTTGCAAATTCATCATCTTTTCTATTACTAGAACTATAATATAATGCATCAATACTAGTACAGCCAGCATTACCTAATAATTGAAACATTTTATCATGTATTCTATCTACATCACGCTGTGACATTATGCCTTGTTCTATTCCGCCCTGGTTAGTTATAATTACTATTAGAAATCCTAATTTTCTAAGAGAAGAAATAGCTTCTAAACTTCCTTCTATAGGATTAAAATCTTCAGGATTAATAACATATGTTCCTAAATCCTTATTAATAGTACCGTCTCGATCTATACCAATAACAATATTAGAATTTTTTTGTTTGTCAGATATTAATTCTGGAATATCTGAACTCCATCTAATTATTGGGGATTCTACCATTTTAGCTATCTCCTTCTATCGAATCGTCTGGATGCGGGTAAGAACAAAAAATTCCACCTACGTGTGCAATATCAGATTCAAAAGGCTTCCCTGGAAGGGTTTTACTTACTACATTATTTCTAAAAATTTCTGCATCATCTACGGGTTGATAACCTAAATGCGAAACTTTATGATTAGAGAAAAATGCTTCTTGATTATTAGATATACCATAAACTATAGTAAATCCTACTCTCTCTACTGTTAAACAACGTTCTACTAATTGTACAAGGTCTCTATAACTTAGCCAAGTAGCTAAATGTCTTCGATCACTAGGTTCTGGAAAACAAGAATTAATCCGTAAGCAAGCTGACTCTATATTAAATTTATCAAAATATAATTTAGCTAAATCTTCTACAAAACATTTAGATAATCCATAAAGAGTATCGGGTCTATGTGTTATATCTGTATCAGCACCTGCCTCACGTTGAACAAATCCAACAGCATGAACAGAACTTGCATAAACGATTCGACTAATACCGTGCTGTCGTGCTGCTTCGTAAATATTATAACCTCCCTTTATTGAAGAATTAAGAATTTCATTCCAAGGACGTTCTACAGAAGCTGCTCCAAAATGAACAATAGCATCACAACCTTCTACCACTTTCATTACAGCATTAAAATCACTTAATTCACATTGAATGACTTCTTCATTATCATTTGCCGAAGCCATCGACTCTCGGTCTGTTAAACGACATACTTCTGCAAGAGGTGCTAATCCTTTACGTAATTCTTTACCTAGATTTCCTGCTGCTCCTGTAATTAATAATCGATTAAATCGAGGCGTTTCACTCAGTTTTAGGAACTTCTTTAACTTCTGCATTTTGACTATCTCCTGGTACTACTCTATAATTGTCTTCAACTGAATCCGGAGTACTTACTTCTGTAATACTACTATTATCTTCTAATGCTTCTAACTGGTGTGGTTGCAGGGGCGGGTTATGCCAAACTTGTCCTTCTGTAAGTTCTTGTTGATAAAGAGAGGCATTGGTTGTGTCTATCCATCTAAGAAGAAATTTTCCTGAATTAACAAACCAAGTTTCATCTTTTTTACTATGAAAATGCATAGAAAACTTACTTCCTGCTTTTTCAAAAACCATTATTTTACAACAATACAAATCATTAGTTGCCCATATAAGTTCATAACCCCAGGCCTTTTTAACGTGTCCTTCTAATCTAGTTTTATCCAAAATCTATCTCCACACTTAATTAATCAAATTTTATATCAAATACATTCCAACTCATTGTAATTCGTTCAACATCGCTGGTAAAAGGATATACTTGATGCCTAAGTTGTGCTGGAAACATATAAAGTTCTCCTGTTACAGGATATTTTCTATATGCTCCTGCACCCCAAGAACCATGTACCCATTCTAATTGACCCGGGCAACGAGCATTTGACGCCATAGGTACTGTTCTAATTTCTGAAGAAATTTCTTCAGGAATTTGTACCATAACAATTCCATTAATTACACCAGAATGGCAATGTAAAGGATTAAATTCGTTTGCTCTCATAAAATTAAACCAAGTACCATTTCCTAAATGAAACTTAATTTTACTATAATCTGGCAAGGGGTTATTTTTTTCTTTCTCTAATTGAGGAAGCTGCTGTCTTTCCTGTATTTGACAAATTTTAAAATATTCTTGTATGTGAGGCAATAATATGTCTATCATCTTTCCCCGCATTTCGTCACTTTCAATATCAGATCCTCTTTGCTCTGCAATATTTCCTGATAACATATCGCCTACAGGAGAAGCAGTACGGCTTAATTCTGCATACTCTTGGATAAATTTTAAATCGTTTGCGTTTAACACAGTTTCATATATTGGTGGACTAAATGGTAATAAAATACTATGTTCTTTTACAAACTCACCGTTTTTATTTTCAATATTCATTTATATAATCCACAATATTAATCCAATTAATATCAATAATAGAATTTAATTTACTCAAATCTGCATTAGTATATTTTTGATATTGTAATTTTAAATTATCTGGCATAGGTATATATTCTATATCAACTTGATATTTTGATGCTACTGCTTTTGCAATAGCATAAAAACTTACAGGATTTCCGGTTCCTATATTATATATACCTTCTGAAGTTGTTTGCATCATTTTTTTATGAACTTTACAAACATCTTCTACACAAATAAAATCTCTAAAATAATTTTCACTATTTTCAAATATTTGAATCACTTTATTTTCTTTTGCTTGATTTATAAATTTTGTATAAGGACTTGCTTGTTCTTTTTTATGATTTTCATAAGGACCATAAACATTAAAATATCTAAATCCTTGTACAGTAATATCAAATTCACTTAAATTTTGAGTTACAAATCTATCAAACAAATATTTTGACCAAGCGTACGGTGATTGAGGAAATAACAACCCATCTTCTGTAAAATGATGTGTAGGACCATAAACACTAGCACTCGAAGCATATTGAAAATTAATTCCTAAAGTATTACAAACTTGTAACAATCTTAATGAGTATTCATAATTTTGCTCTATAATCTGATCTACATCAGAAAAAGTAGTATCACTAATTGCTCCTAAATGTACTACCCAATCATAACTACTAGGATCAGGAATAGTGTTAGGCATAAACTCCCAACCCTCTACTTGATGCCCTTGTTGCATAAAATAAGAAGTAAGATTCTGTCCAATAAAACCTTTATGTCCGGTTACTAATACTTTCATTTTTCGTCTAATAAACTAATTGTTTTAAATACTGTTTCTAATTTTAAAAGATTTACTTTATTTTGTAAAGTATTACGTAAGCCTAAATGTAATGGCTTTGGCCATTTACCAAAACTACACCATGAATATCCGCTATGCTCACTATTAAGTACTGGAATAAATTCTGACTGAACAACTACTATATAAGTATGAAATTCAAATTGTGCATCATTAGAAACAAATGTTTCTAATGGTAAGGTTTTTTTAATTTTAGGAAGAGAACCTATTTCTTCCTGAATTTCTCTTTTTAAACCTTCCCACGGTGTTTCAGTATTTTGATTAGTACCACCTACTATACCCCACATATTTGCTTGTTTTCCATTAGATCTATGTAAAAACAAAAATCTATTTGTGTCAAGGGTATAAAAGAGAGCACCACTACAAACAATATCACTCATACAAATAATTATCTTAAAATACTAAGCGCCAACTACCGTCTGGATATTCGCCTTCAAACGATAATACCCATTCAGTTAAGTTCCATTTATATTGAATACCTGTATTTAAATTAGTAGTATAAGTTACAGCAGTAGAAGTTGATGCATCAAAAACTATAGTCCAACTAGATCCGTCCCACTCAATTATATCATTAGCACCTGCAATGAAATCAGATCCATTTGTATTTTTCCAAGCATCAGGACCGTCTGTATTATCAGTACTACCTATTGGTCCTAATAATAATATTCTACCACCTACTGTTTTAAGATCTGTGGGATTGGATTTACCAGGATCTATAATATAATTAATTTTTGCACTATCACCTGTAGGACCAGTTATAACTGTATCAGTTGGTAAACTATCTTCGTCCCAGTTTACTACTGCCACTGTTAAATCATTGGGGTCAACAGCAAATGTTCCTATAATTTCATTAGTAAGGTCTATTCTTGATAATCGTACTTGTGTTAACCCTGCTTCATATGTAAAGGGGTATGCTTTTAAATATCCTTCCCAAGTTTCTCCTCCAACAATACCACTTTTAACTAATTGTATTGTATTATTTAATACTAATAAATTAGGATGATTGTGTGATATTCCTATTGTTGCTAGAGCTTCGCCAGCAGTGTACGGAGGATCTCCACCTCGTGCTAATTTACTAGGAGTTGGTGTCGCCACAACATCTCCTTCAGCATTTGTTGTTATGCCAGTTTCTGTAGTAGCATTGATAGTACTTAAAGGAGATGGAAAAGTAGAAAAGTTTAAAGTACTTATATTTCCTGTTTCATCAAAAATACTTTGAAGGATACTAGTAATAATACCTAATCTTTTAACTTTTGTAGGAGGCGAAATATAAATAGGTGTTTTAAATCCTAATGTAGCAACATCTATTTCGCTTTCAGTTCCTGTTGGAATACTTCTACTACTAAAATTAATATTTTCTAAATTTACTACACTCAAACTAGTCCAATCTATATAATTATCTGTAGTTTGAATTTCTAAACTTGGATTAAACAACATTAGTATTTGTTCTAATATTTGAAGTTTTTGATCAGTATTTGTAGTCCAAATATCACAATTTACTCCTAACATATATGGAGTAGGCATTAGTCGTTCCACAGTGAAGTTCTTTCCTGCTTCATTAAGATATTCTTCACCTTCTTCGTCATATGCCCTTTCTCTAATATGGAGTTTACTTACATAAGTAGGATCAGCAAGCATAGCAGTATTCATTTCAAGATCTCCTACATAAACCGCCATTCGCGGAGCACTAGGAAGTTTATTTTCAGAATTATCACGTAATAAAGTTCCCACTTGACGTGTAATATCTCCATACATTACAGGAACTTGTGTAAGAACTCCTTTCCCATCTTTATAAGAAAAATTACTCATTAATCTAATAATTTGGGTTAAGTATCGTCTAACTTGCCCGTCGTAAAAATGCTCCATTAGTTATCTGCCTTTGGTTTAAGTGCTTTTGACAAACTTTGTTTTTCTGGTACAACTTCTCCAGCAATAGTGCTTGTAGTAGGATTATTAATAAACGTACCCTTTTGAGTAGCTCTTGTATCTGTATTTGTTAATGACATTCTCACTGCATTTTCCATTTTTACCCACCTTGCTCCGTCGAATCTAAATAATCTATTAGGTAAGAAATCTGTTCTTAAGAAATAATCATAAGTTGATGGTACAAGTGGAAAACTTATACCGTGGCCAAAATCTGCTCCATTAGGAGGTAAACCGTCACCTATTAAATATCCTTGATAACCTTCTTTCTCAGGAGGTACCATTACTTTATCAACAGTTATACCATCAGTTGCATCTAAATCCGAAGCATCTACTGTAACTAATGCTGTATCACCATTGTCATCTACGCTTAAAGTAAAAAGATGACTTGTATCATAACCACTCTTTGCAGCATCTTCTTCTGCTTGTTTAACAATTGCATCATTAATTTGCATTTCTTGTTCGTATGTTGATAACAAATCTCTTAATGTATTGCCACCTGGTGCATCTTCTTCTGCTGGAAGATCTAAGATTTCTTTAAATTCTTGACTATCTACTATTTGCTTCATTTTTACACGATACAAATGTGGATACCATGTTTGTGTAAATCCTTCTGAAGCACGATTAACATCTTCTACTACATAAAATCTTTTAAGTGCAGTAGCATAATCGTTAAGTGCATATTCATCTACTAAATGAGGCAATTCGATTACATCACCCGACATTATTTTTCTTCCTAATGTTTTTACTGAACTACGAATATGAATAGTTAACATAAGCGTATCATTTTGTAAAAATAATCCAAATTGAGTCATATCAAAATCTACATCTTGGACATTATAAACTCCTCGCATTGCATAAACATCAGGATCATATTTTCTATCACGGTTTTCCATAAACAGCAAGTCTTGAATATTAGTTTCCTTTACGCTGTCATAACGTGGTTGATCTGCTGTAGCATCAGTTTCATCAGGATTTGATGGTCCTAAATATTTGTGAACAAATAAATCAGTACCACCCACAGTAAACATTTCTAGAATTTGTCTATCTAAAAAGTCAAAATCGTTACCTTTTTCTGGTTTATATAAAGATAGTCTTGGCATATAACTATTTATCGGAACGATAAATACAGTAAGGAGAACTTTAAATGTCAGAATTGCAAACTCAAAGACAAGAAATTTTTGACTATGCTTATGCTATGCTAGGTGGTGGGATGATCGATGTTGAACTAGATCCTGTACACTATAATACTGCTTTAACCAAAGCATTAACTAAATTTCGACAGCGTTCTGATAATTCTGTAGAAGAATCTTATATTTTCCTTCCTACAGTAGTAGATCAAAACGAATACATATTACCAAATGAAATTGTCGAAGTAAGAAAATTATTTAGACGGTCTATTGGTTCTCGAAGCGGTGGCGGCGATGGTGGTACACTCTTTGAACCATTTAATTTAGCATACACAAATACTTACTTATTAGCAAGCTCTAATATGGGTGGATTAGCTACTTACGAATTATTTTCACAATATCAAGAAATAGTAGGAAGAATGTTTGGCTCATTTATTGAATTTAAATGGAATCCAGCTAATAAAAAACTTACACTTTTACAACGTCCACGAACAGAAGAAAACTTATTATTATATTGTTATAATTATAGACCCGATAGTGAACTTTTAACAGATTATCTAGCTAACCAATGGCTAAGAGATTATACAGTTGCTACTTGTAAATTTATGCTAGGAGAAGCACGTTCTAAATTTGCTACAATAGCTGGTCCTCAAGGTGGTAGTCAATTAAATGGCGATACCCTTAAAACCGAAGCAGCAGCAGAAATTGAAAAACTAGAAGCAGAAGTTTCTTCAGCAGTTTCGGGTGGTGTAGGTTACGGTTTTCTAATTGGTTAATAATTACTTGACATTTATTCTTTAAGAGTATATAGTTATAATATGACTATAGAAGAACATTCAGTTAAAGTTATCCCTATGTTTTCTGTTCCTTTATTTCAAACAAATATTGGTCCACCTGACGCCATAACTAAAGCATGGATTGTAAACTTAGATTATCCTCAAGGTCGCGTAGGAGTAACAGCAGGAATAGGTTTAGTTGAAGAAGATCCTACTAAACAAGGATTCCATATCTTAAATAATCCTCAACTTAAATCTCTTAAAATAAAAATCCAAAAAGCTATTGATTATTTTGTGCATGACATATTAGATATTACTGATGATGTAACTGTGTCAATTGAAACTAGTTGGATAAATCAGTATAAACAAGGTGAGCACAATATGCTCCATAATCATACTAATTCAATATTAAGTGGAGTATATTATATAGACTTCCCTCCCAATTCAGGAAATATTACTTTTTCAAAAACAAATCTTTATAATAATATATTTCCTATGCAGTTAATGCCTCAGTCAAAAGGAAAAAAGAATAACCAATATAATTTAAGTGGATATGAAATAGTTCCTGAGACAGGAAACGTACTTATATTTCCTTCATTTTTACATCATGGTGTACCTCCTAATCCTACAAAACAGGATCGATATAGTTTAGCATTTAATACTTATATTAGAGGAGAAATAGGTCACGGACCTTCTTTATTAACATTATAGGACTATAATATGATTATTGGTATCTGTGGTTTAATCGGATCTGGTAAAAACACTGTTGCTGATATTTTAATTCAAGAACATAATTTTCAAAAATTAAGTTTTGCAGACAGACTCAAAGATGCTGTAGCAGCTACATTTGGCTGGGACCGAATGATGCTTGAAGGTACAACCGATGTTAGTCGAACTTGGCGCGAAAAACCTGATGAATTTTGGTCAAACGAAACTAATAGAACTATTACTCCACGATTAGTATTACAAGAATTTGGTACAGATTGTTTACGTGTTGGATTTTTTGATGGAATTTGGGTTAGTTTAGTTAAACAAACAATAATAGAAAATCCACATAATAATTATGTTATTACTGATGTGCGTTTCCAAAACGAAGTTAAAATGATGAAAAATATAGGTGGATTTGTATGGGAAATTAAAAGAGGACCTGATCCCAAATGGCGAATAGAATATGAAAATAATAACATAGAACCTTCAGTACATGCTAGTGAATGGCACTGGATTAAAGGTCCTAAAGATGTATATATTGAAAATTCTGGAACAATAAGCGATCTTAAAAATCAGGTAAAAGATCTCCTTGCTTCCACTGAACACCATCCTTCTGCATAATACGTTGACAATTTGCACATATTGTTTTTAAATTACTAAATTTACAATTAGCTAAACTTCCATCTATATGGAATACATTAAACTGTTCTTGATAACTACTTTTAAAATTACATTTTTCACAGTAGTCTTTTTTATTATAACCTGACTGTTTCCATTTAGGAAAACCATAACCTGTACTTCCGTAACGAGTACAAGTCTCGCATTTCTTACGGAAATATGTTTTTCCATTCTTTTTATAATTTATAGCAGCAGGTTTTAACCCACAAATACATAAAGGTCTCATATAGATATTTACCTACCCTTTATGGCCCCTTTTTACTAGAGTTTAATAACCTTTTTTATTCCGATAATGGTAAATACAAGTAGATGATTTATCCCGAGAATTATACATTAGGAGAAAAATAAAATGGCATTAGTATCACCAGGCGTACAGGTTAGCGTTATAGACGAAAGTTTCTATACTCCAGCTGAACCAGGTACAACCCCAATGATTTTCGTTGTAAGTGCTACAGGCAAGAAAAATGCTGCAGGTGATGGAACAGCACAAGGAACGACAAAAGCAAATGCAGGTAAACCATTTTTGCTTACATCTCAAAGAGATTTAGCTGATACGTTTGGTGATCCTGTATTTAAAACAGACAGTAATAATAATCCAGTACATGCTGGAGAATTAAACGAATACGGTTTACAAGCTGCATATTCATACTTAGGTATTAGTAATAGAGCTTGGGTAACCAGAGCAGATTTAGATTTAGACGAGCTTATAGGAACAGCAACAGCTCCAGCAGATAATCCAGCCTCAGGCGCATATTGGTTTGATACCTCAACTACAAAATTTGGTATTCAAGAATGGAATAGCGCAGCTATTACTGAAACTGGAGGACAAAGTTTTACAAATAAAATACCATTAGCAATTACAAGTATTTCAGACGTTACTGGAACAGTAGAAAATCCAGGTGCGCCTAAAGCATCTGTAGGATCAATAGGCGAATATGCAATAGTTGCTATTACGACTCTTAACACAATGTGGTATAAATCCCCAGGTAATGCACCTAGCGTAACAGCTGGTGCTTGGGTTGAAGTAGGAAGCGAAGCTTGGATTAAAAGTTGGCCAACTGCTAAAGGAACTAAAGCTAATCCTACATTTGTAGGAACTACAGCTATTACTTTAAATAGTGTTTCTGTAAGTATTACTTCGTCAGATGGTATTGCAGATGTTGCAACTACTATTAACGGACTAGCAATTCCAGGAGTATCTGCTTATGTTGTAGATAGCAGACTAGAACTTTATAGTGATGGTTCATCTTCAGGCGCAGGCGACTCTACATTAGGTGGTCCTATTGTAGTTGCTGGTGATGCCGCAACATTACTTTTAATTGGAATGGCTGCTGACACGTATTTGCCACCAGTACTACAAATTAGTAAACACACACAAGTACCAGAATTTAAAAGTACTGATACAAACGAACGTCCTACAGGGAGTCTTTGGATTAAAACAACAGATCCTAATTTAGGCGCAAAATGGAAAGTAAAAACATTTAATTCAGGAACATTGTTATTTGATACAATTTCTGCACCATTATATGCAACCAATGAAGAAGCATTATTTAACTTAGATCGAACTGGGGGTGGCGCAAATCTTGCAGCAGGTGATTTATATGTACAAACTAACGTTGCAGGAGATTCACAGCAATTAGGAACATTTAAAATATTCCGTCGAAATGCTGTAGGACCAACAACTATTACAAGTGGCAAAATCATTGCAGGTTCACTTACAGTTGGCGCAGGACGTATTTTCCGTGTTCAAACAACAGATGCAGCTACAGCAGCATTTGGCACAGCAGTTTCTGTTTCAGTTACAACTGACGGTACTACTGCTGACGCCGATACAATTGCAGGCGCTATTAACTCTGCAAGCATTGAAAACGTTACAGCATCAGTTGATACGCAAAATAGAGTAACAATTAGCCATTCACAAAGTGGTGAAATACGTTTTTATGATGATGTAAGTGTATTAACAGAAATGGGTTTTGGTGCTTATGCAAGCTCAACTAGCGGAACTCCAAATCTATTTTATGCACCAGGAACAGACGGATCGACTACTCCACTTGCTTTACAAGCATCTAATTGGCATGTTCTAAGTTATACTGCTAGTGATGATGAAATTACATCACTAACAGCTCAAGATGCATTATGGTATAACTCAGTAGTAGACGAAGTAGATATTATGATACATAATGGTACTACTTGGGTAGGATATTTAGATTCAACAAGTCCATATTTTAAAGCATCAGCTGCTGAGAAAACAGATCCAGCAGGACCAATCGTAAGTGCATCAACACCAGTACTACAGAGTGACGGAACTGATCTTAAAAATGGTGACGTTTGGATTAGTACTGCTGATGTAGAAAATTATCCACAAATTTATCGCTTTGATGCAAATCTACTAAACACACCTATTGCTAATAGATGGCAACTACTAGATAAGTCAGATCAAACTACTGAAAATGGAGTTTTATTTGCAGATGCTCGCTGGAGTTCAGCAGGCGCAGATTCAACACCAGAAGACATTGATGTATTACTAGATAGTAACTATTTAGATCCAGATGCACCAGACGGAGCATTATATCCAAAAGGTATGCTATTATGGAATTTACGTAGAAGCGGTTTTAATGTTAAAAAATTCGAACGTGATTATATTAATGTTAATGACGAAAATATACGTTTTGGTGATGAAGAGATGGAACTTTATTATCCACATCGTTGGGTTACAGAATCTGGTAACCAAATAGATGGCGCAGGCAGTTTTGGACGGCATGCACAACGTAAAGTTGTTGTACAAGCACTTCAAGCACTTGTTAATTCAAATGAAGACATTCGAGACGACGAAGCAAGACTATTTAATTTAGTAGCTGCACCAGGATATTCAGAACTAATTGGTGAACTAATTAGCTTAAATCATGATAGAGGATTGAGTGCATTTATTGTAGGAGATTCTCCAGCAAGACTTAAATCTAATGCAACTGCATTAAATGATTGGGCTACTAATGTTAACATAGCAGTAGAAGACAACGATGAAGGACTTGTTAGTACTGACGAATATATGGGCATGTTTTACCCATGGGGCTTTACAAGTGATAACTTTGGTAACAATGTTGTTGTACCACCAAGTCATATGATGATGCGTACAATTGCGTTAAGTGACCAAGTTAGTTTTCCATGGTTTGCACCAGCAGGTATACGACGCGGTGGAATAACAAATGCAAGTTCAACAGGTTATATTGATGCTGAAGGCGAATTTGTATCAGTAGCACTTAATGAAGGACAAAGAGATACATTATATGCACAAAATGTAAATCCAATAACTTTTATTACAGGTGCAGGACTTGTTGCTTATGGTCAAAAAACCCGTGCAAAGGGTGCAAGCGCACTAGATAGAATTAATGTTTCTAGGCTTGTAATTTACTTACGTAGTCAACTAAATCAACTTGCTAAACCTTATATCTTTGAACCTAATGATAAAATTACACGTGATGAGATTAAAGGAGCAACAGAAAGTTTGATGCTTGAATTAGTTGGACAAAGAGCACTTTACGACTTCTTAGTTGTGTGTGATGAATCAAACAACACACCTGCAAGAATTGATCGTAACGAATTATATTTAGATATTGCTATAGAACCAGTTAAGGCTGTTGAATTTATTTACATTCCACTAAGGTTGAAAAATACTGGTGAAATTGCAGGACTTTAAAATGATAAATACAATTATACTAGGAGCAAACTAAATGTCAATTTCAACATTATCGAAAATTACAGTTCCATTAGCTAGCGGAGATTCTGCAAGTAACCAAGGACTGTTAATGCCCAAGTTGCAGTATCGCTTTAGGCTATCGTTAGAAAACTTTGGCGTAAGTACACCTACTACTGAATTAACAAAACAAGTAGTTGATGTTACAAGGCCTACAGTTGCTTTCGAACCTATTGAGATTCCAGTTTATAACTCTAAGGCATACTTAGCAGGCAAACATACTTGGAGTCCTATTACTATTAATTTACGTGAAGATGTTAATAATAACGTACAAAAAATAGTAGGTGAGCAGATCCAAAAACAATTTGACTTTTTTGAACAGTCAAGTGCAGCATCAGGACAAGATTACAAATTTACAACTAGAATTGAAATTTTAGATGGCGGTAACGGAGCAAATGCACCTACCACATTAGAAACATTTGAGTTGTATGGTTGTTTTATTACAAATGCTAACTATAACGAATTGGCATATGCTAACAACGAACCTGTAAGAGTTACAATAGAAGTTCAATATGATAACGCTATCCAAACACCACAAGGTAGTGGTATTG